GTGCCTCCCCTGATCTCGGAGTACATCCGGATACCGTGATAGGTGTCTTTTACGATATTGTCTGTAAATCGTCTATGCCCTATCTCTCCTGAAAACTTAACCCGGCGGTATTCGTTAAACTTTAACAGTTCACCCCAGACATCCGTCTTGAAGGTGTTGATACCGTTCGTTCGTGCCCGATCCATCATCTGCCATATCGTATCCTTGCCTCCGACTGCATCAAGTATCCTGAGCGACATGCCCTGCAGCTCGTCGATAAAAAGGCCTGAGAGTGATGTTGAATAACTCGGATCATAACCGTCGACACAGAGGTCTTCTGAACGGCTTAACCCTACTATGTTCGAAAAACAGGTATTTATGGACATATCATCGTTTATTTGTAAAAAAAGGATACTGCAATTTATACAGTATCCTTTAATTCTATGTAAACATTATGTTACTTTTGTTTAGCTGCATTCGAATGCAAGGACACCTGTATTAGTCTCTGTGCAAGGATAGGGGTTCATTGCAAATACACCATTCAACTGTACCTTAACGGCAGTGTAGTAATCATTGCTGTCGCAACCACGCTCGGTAAACACATCATAAAATACTCCGGGCAGGTTCCTTGAAGGTTCGCTCCATGCCATACGGTCAGCAGTCAGTGTAACAGCATTAGCAGCACCCAGAGGATACCATGCTTTGCTCACAAAGGCAGCAGCCGTTTTATGGATGAGGAATGTGTTGTTTGCAGCAGCTGCTTCCACGTTCTCAGGATCAAGGTAAATCTTACTGATAGTGCCTATCTTAGCAGCATTGCCTTTGCCGTCGGCATTGGCAGCTTCCATCATCCTGTTAAAGATAAGCTGGTACAGGTTGTCGCCTGTTATCATGTAAGGATTTTTGAATTTATTACCCCTTACAACCCGGTTGAAATATCCCCATATCATATCGTTCCACGATGCGGCAGGGATAGTCGTTACAGCAGCAGCAACAGTACCAGGGGCACCCGTGAAGGCGTTGGTTCCCGCATTGGCTACAAGCTGGGTAACGATGTAGTTAGCAATCCATTCATCAAGCAGCTTCTTACGTGCTTCGAGATTGAATGCTATCGATTCCTGCGCTTCAATGGTACGCTCCCTGTAAACACGGTCAAATACCTTAAATGCAGATTCCTGCAGGCATTCGATCTCGTATTCCTTACATTCGGGAGTAGCGTCGTCACCGGTAATCGTACAGTCGTCGGTACAATCGGTCGTAGTAGCGTCACAGGTAGTAAGCCATTCAAGGCTCAGCTTTCTTTTTTTGCTTCCTGTGATCTCTGAGAAATTAACACTCTGATTCTCAAGTACTGCCTTTGCGCTCTCAGCGTCGGCTATAAGGTCGATGTTTTTAATAGGATCCATCCACAGCTCATCGGCCATGGCCTGAACTGTTGCAAGGTATCCGCAGTCAACTGAAAAAATTTCGCTCATGTCTGTTTGTTTTTAGATGTCCATAAATCTTTAATCTCAATTCTCTCTTTCGGGGTTAAAGAATTATCTCGCATCATCTCAACATAGTCATTAGCATCTTTTGGCATACGTACTTTCTTACTCGGTGTTCCGCCGGGAGTTGTTCTATTCCCTGGCGATGTCTTTTCGGTTGAGGCCTTAAAATCGAAATAAGGCTCAGCAAGTCCCTTGACGTGATCCGCAAACGTGACCGTATGACCGTGATCATCGGTGAATGCGGTGCCGTCAGGTTTTAAAACGAGCAAGACATCATTCTCTTTCCGGTATTTGTACCGTTCGAGTTCCCGAACGATTATACCTTCCTGTGCAGTTGCCTTTTTGGGATCCTCAGATAAGACTGGATTAAGTGCCCGGAATTCTGCAAGAGCATTGTTTTTTACTTCGGCGAAAAGGTTAGAGTAGTTTACCTGATCCTCTTTCTCCCTTAACTGATCTTCATGTTCTTTCTTCAATGCCTTGATCTCCTTTGTATGCTGATTCTGCAGCTTGATATACTCCGGATGCTTGGTGAAATCCTTGTCATCTGATCCCTTTGCTTCTGTGAGCTTTGTCTCAATGATGTGATCAAATAGTTCAACACCAATTAAATCAGATTCGACATCATACTTCTCCTTGAGTTCCTTCTCCAGTTTCCCGGCTCCTTCCTTCAAGCCTCTGTTAAACTGATTGGTCTTCTCTGTGGCGAGTTTTGCAACCCGTTCAGTGTCTTTTTTCTCAATGAGTGTGAAATCTGTCAATTCTCCGGCATCGTTGTATAGGCTTGCCATTTCCTCAGTGCTCAGTTTAAAGGCTTTTAGCACAAAGGCCTCAAATGCTTCCGCATTAATTTTTTTCATCAGACTTTCTTTTTGGTTTACTTTTATGTATCTCAGCAGGCAGCGATTTGATAATCTTCGTTATCTCACGTACCTTGAAACGGTTTTTAAACGGAACTTTATCCCATACCACATCAGGTATTATCTGAACCTTGCCTGTTTTCTTTGAAGTAATCTCTTTCATTTCTTCGGTTTACGTCTTGGTTTGGCTGGTGCCTTCTCTGTCACTTTTGCATCAGGTGCATCCTTTGGCTCAGTTTCAGCAGGTTTGTCTCCGGGATATACATCAGGTTTTACTACCTCGGCCGGTTTGATCTCTGCCGGGGCCTTCTCGCCCGGGATGACCAGCTTCTTCGGCTGGGTTATCTCTCGTGGTATTGTTTTGGTTCCAAGTTCAACGGGCTTGGATGCGTCCAGTATCTGCCCTCCTGACCGCTCATACATCAGCGCAATCTTCTCAGGGACTTCCATTACTCTGCCATTCTTCAGCTTAACAGTAACAAGTTTTTTTGCCATACTTATGTTTATTTAGACTAAATAAAAATAACGTTAAAATGCAAAGATATACTATTTTATTCATATTGTCAATAGCAAAACTAATTTATTTTGTGACTTTCTCTAATTCAGGTCTTAATCTTATTGCCAGGTCATCTGAAATCCATGCCAGAGTATGACGGCAACGATAACCGCCTCTGTCAATTAGTGGCTGATAACCTGGATAGCCAATATATGACGGCACCTCATAGATATTCTTACTTTTAATCTCATATCCTTCCGGGTACTCGCCCTGCGATGGTGTCCATGTTGTCCAGTCCTCGGCCTCTGACCGGTGCCATACCTTACCGTTATGTGCAGCACAGAAGTCACGGCTGTCATCAATAAGCCCTCCCTGATAAACAAAGTAATTCATATCAAACTCGTCAGCCAACGAAGCATTGTAAGCAGCATCATATTGTTGATACAGGTCGTAAGTATATGCCTGGTATTGTTTCTCCATTGCTCCCTGCCCCTCGTCGCCATTGATCAGATTAGTTAACCCACGAACAAACTCTTTGCTGCTTATCTGCCCTGTGATCGATTTAGAGATGTAGTCCTTTACCTGATTAGCCATCGTGGTGTTCTTAAACAGGCTCTCAAGGAACCCGCCCCGGACAATCTTACCTCCCTGCAGACCTATCCGAAGATCCATCTTATTTGCTGTGGCAGTGACGACCTTATCAAACCTTGCAGGCATGTTATTCTGCAATGCAACTGCAAAATAGCCCCGACCAAGATCAACCAGTCCGAAAGTTGTGTTAATAATATCGCTTCCGATAACCGAAGATGACAGTTGGTTGAATGAATTGAACACTTTATCAAACTGGGATAACAGACGGTAGTTTCTTATCGTATCTCGTATATTCCCGGCTGAATCAATATCAAGCTCTGCAAATATTGAACTCAGTATCTCATTCAGGAACACAGACTGTTGTTTAATGATAGTCTTTTCGAGCTTCATTCTCTGTGCATCGATGAACTCCTGCCGTTTCTTTGCGGCTTCATTTATTCTCTTTGGTAGCCTCATAGTATTCTTTTTGTAAACGGGTGAACGTAACAAGAGCCGATTCTATATTGAAGTCATTGATCCCGGCACGACGAAAATAGTTATAAATGGCCTTCTCTATACTGATAGCTGGCATTATATCTCTCTGTCCAAGTACATACCAGAACATCGAAGTATCGATGTAACTCCTCCGGTATATCTTCGGTATCAGCCCTTCTATTTCTTTAACCTTTGGCATTTATGTTTTTTCTTTCTGCGTGTGTATATAATAACTGCGTTCTGCTGTCGAGTTTCTTAAGTGTCCGGGACCCCAAATGATCAACCGTAACGGAGCATATAAGCGCATGCGGTATCCCTTTTGCTTCAAGCTGCTCGGCGTAGGCATTGTCAGAAAACCAGAACTTATGTCGTTCATCAAGCGGACCTATCAGTTTCCATAATTCCTTACGGCAAAAGATACACCATCCGGTAAGTTGGAAGCCAATAAAATATCCTTCGTAAGCATAATCACCTCTTAAGAAATGATTCTGCCGAAAGTCATTCGACAGTGCCGAGGCAGATAGATATTTGTTTGCCTTCATAATATCACCGATCTTCGACCACCCGGGCTTGAATATTATATCATTATTAGCAAGGATCTGTACCTGATATTTACGATGCTTTAGCCCTGTATTTAATGCACGATTGTAGTTAAACTCCCCTTTATACGGTACAATTACATCAGCATCCCTGTATTTATATTCCGGTCCCGTTTCCACTACAATAACACGCACCTTTGCCTTATCCGCAAGGCATGAATCGATTGTGTTCTGAGTATTGGCTATCAGATCGGGATGCGTCGAGGCAGTTATTACTATCAGGTCATAAGTCATATTGTCCGGGTATATGGCAAACAAAATATTCAGGTGTCTTTATCTTCTTATTGTTCTTATTGTTCATTAATTGCTGTATAAAATAGTAATCGTGTGCATATCCCGGCCTCCCCCACCTTACCCGCATCGAATGACATACGTTTGACGTTCCGCACATACCAAGCCTCCGGACATTACAATGCCGTTCTATCCATTGATCGTTTCGCACATCCTTAACCAGGTCATTGTACCATACCCAGTCATAAGATTCTGTCTGTTCGTCAATGATTTTAAGGTGTTCATCGCCCCAGTAGTCATCCCCGTCACAGTAGATAATATACTCTCCCCGTGCATTCTCTATGCCGGTGTTACGAGGCAGATTGTCAAATAACTGCTTATGCTTAACTTCGAATAATTTGATTCGCGAATCACGATATTCACTGGCAATCTTCAGTGTCTCTGCACATTCGTCTGAGACAATAAGCAACTCAAAATCCTTAAATGC